AAGACGTGGACTCCAAATGAAGCTGATTTGGACCTTTTCTTTCCCGAAGACTTGCCATTCAGATTTCTAGCCAAGGAACTCAAAGAGCAGCCCGAAACCTTCTTTTCGCAGGAGCTCAATGATCCCCAGAGGGCTTCCAACGTCCAGTTCACGGAAGATTTGATTCGATCCTGCATGGTTGATCACTCGGCAGTTCCGAAATCCGGCGATATTTTCATCATGTGGGATTGTGCTTTGTCAGCCAATCGGATGTCCGATTACACGGTTGGGGTCGTAGGCTTCCTTGACCTTCGCGGAGAATGGTGGATTCTGGACATTATTCGAGGGAAGTTTACATATTCCGAACGCCCCTACCAGATTGTCAAGGCTATCCAGGTATTCAGGCCAAAGCGTACGGGCATAGAAAACGCCAACGGCGCGGAGAACATGATTGAGACAATCGACCGCCACGGCAAGGAAATGAAAGTCGCCGTGGAAATCGACTGGATCACACTTGGACGGGGAACGGATGACGCGAAATACGAGAGAATCATTACGCTGCATCCGTGGTTCACGACTCGCCGGATTCACTTATTGAACACGATCAATTGCATGGATTCCCTGATTCGTGAGTTTGCCCGAATCGCCAACAAGCGGTCCAAGAACGACATTCCCGATGCTCTCGCGCGTCTCGTCCTGCAATACTCAGGATTGAGCTTGTCTCGTTCGCAGCCTTCTCCCGAAAATGCCCTGAAAGACTGGAACGAAGCTGCCGACGATGAACTCTACAACCTGATTTTTGGACAGGGGAAATACGTTGAAGGCTCTGCTGAGAACCAAAGACTCTTAGCTGGTAGAGACGGGAAGTTCTGGAGTCCGAATAGTCAACCAGTTCGCGAAGAGCCAGAATATCCAATCGACCGAATGACCGGCTTGATTAGTCCGTATCCTTTGTGAAACGAACAACTTAATGGCAATTGTCCCGCAAGAAGCGAGTCCTCCCGATGGCGTTGTAACCATCAAAGAGGCTCCGACTCCACAAGACATCGAAGATCAGGCTGCTCTGGACCTCGTAGTTTCAGATGCCCAATCAGCTATGTCTTGGATTGAAGGCCAGCAATGGAATGAATGCTGGCGCGTCACAGACATGCTGTATGACTCCCCTAGAACCTTTGCTACATGGGATTCCGGGACTCTTCAACCGCAGGTTCAGCGTTATACCTTGGCAGAACATGTGAATTCTCTTCATCCGCAGATGATGGAAGGGATTTTCTACAGCGGAAGTGAAACTGAATGTTTCACGTTTGAGCCGAGGCCGGGAACTGAGGCCGATGTCGCGAGGGCAAGGGCTACGGTCATTAACGTCCAGATGGACCAGATGGAGTTTGAGCAGGAAGTTGCTTTAGGACTCTTTCAGGGTATTTTACATGGGACTGGAATCTTTAAATGGGGCATTGAGACAGTCGAAGAAATTGAATACGAATACAAACGAAAAGCTCCGCCTTTGACTCAAGATTTGCCCTTAATCGGGGATGTAACGACCGCCACCGAAGAATCTGATGAATTCGAGGAAGTTGAGAATAAGCGGACAGTCACCAAACCCTTCTTCAAATGGCGCGAGAACCGGGAAATTCTTGTTGATCCCAAATTAAAACACCCTGATATTCGCCGGGCAAAGTTCGTCATCGATAAGTATTACGCGACTTTAGACGATCTTCTAGCGATGCGAAATGACCCGAATTATGACATGCCCTCGGAAGAGGAAATCAAGTCATGGTTCGATAATCCCAAAGAGCAACCCGCCGTATTAGGGAATTTGGACTCGACTACCGGATCGCCGTCTATCGGGACTCAGGGCCAACCGGATTGGCTAGAGACTTCAATCGATCCCTACGAAGAAGGTTTGATGATTCTGGAGCGGACAGATTGTAATCGCATCATTACAGTCCTGAACAACAAGAAAGTCATCCAGAACCGGCCTAACAAATACGGCGTAATCAATTACTACTCATGGAACTGGTACAACCGCATTAGAGCCTTCTGGGGCCTTGGATGTGGTCGGATTGTCGGAACTGACCAGAGATTGCAGCAGGGCCTAGAAAACAGCGGCCTAGCCCTATTGCAGTTGATTATGGACCCGCCCTTCGTAGTTGAAGGGGATGACAATGTACCGAGCCAGAATGTCAGGCTTCGCAAAGGTGCCATCGTCAAAATCAAGAAAGACGGCAAGATTTACCCGATGGAAATGCCGAAGATGCCGCTAGGAGAAATCTTTGCCTTCCTACAAAACTCCTCAGCTAAAGCAGAAGCCGCCGATGGTGCCAACTCGCAACTTGTGCAAGGAGCGGTGCCCGGACAAGGCGGGAAGACTTCTCTCACTCGTACCGCTGGGGGCGCTCAACAGTTCGGAGCTGCCGTGGCGACTCGTTTACAGGGTCCGGTCGGTCACTTTGTCCAGCAAGTTCTAGTTCCCTTCGTTTACCAGCTTGATACCTTGAATCGGCGATTTGTGCCGATGAATCAGGTGAGAACGATCCTTGGGGACGAATTAGGGCCAAGTTTCAAGTTCGATGAGAGCAAATTCCTTAATGGGAAAGTCGAATTCGACTGTTTAGCAGGGGCGCACTTAGCTTCACGGAAGATCATGGCCCAGGCCCTTCCTCTCCTGACCCAGATTTTCGATAATCCGCAGATTTTAGAGATGCTGGCTGACAACAATCAGGAATATGTAGACGTGAAAGAAATGCTCCTGATGTGGCTCGAAGCTACTGGCTGGAGAAATAGAAAGTCCCTCATCAAGCCTATGAATCAAGACATGATTGCACGCCGTCAACAGAAACAGGCTCAGGCGGCGGGGGCAATGAAGATTCAAGCTCAGGGGGCATTAGAGAACCAGAAACATCAGAATAGGCTCGGAGAGCAGGACCAGAAACAAGCTCTTGGGACTGTCCGGGACCTCATTGACAAGTCTTACGAGCAGGGCGGGGATTATCTTCTAAGGCAGGCTGAAGAAAAGGCACCGGCTTTGCTAGGGGCTGAAGGCGAATGAAATTGAATGTAGAAAAGTTGTCAGCCTTGGCGGCGATCTACGATTCGGCTGGACTGCAAGTTGTTTTCGACATCATGGAAAACTTCTGCATCGAAGCAGAAAATGAATTCATTGCGACCAAACCCTCAGATCAGGCGGGAGTTTTAGCCAATCATGCGATTCTTCACGCCCAACGTAAATATTTTCAGGATGTAGCTGAAAAAATCGACTCAATCGTTTCCGAATATCGCTCGACGGATAAAAAGAATACGGCGTCGAAGCGAGCGACCTCAATCAAGTAATCCCTTCAACGCCTTGGACTAAGGCAGAAAGCGATTCAACATGTCAGAAGCAGTAGAAGAACCAAAAATAGAAACACCACCACCGATTGTCAAAAAGAAGCATGTTATCCAGCCGACCGATAAGGAAGGCAGGGCAATTGGTTCGCCGCACGTTTACTACTACACAGATGAAGCTGATCTTCAGAGACAGCTATCAGACACAGTAGCGAATGGCACCAGAAAGATACGTGAGATGGCTCTGGGGACTCCAATCAAGCTCACGGCTCCCGAAGGTGCAGACTTAGAGGACGAAGAAACCGGAGAAATACCGGAATTCAAGCCCCGAGTCTTGACAGCGGATGAGAAATTCGCGATTGCCAATAAATTCAAGGACCCGGCAACCGTTGATGAGGCGTTTGACGAGATGTTTTCCGCCCGGACTGGGGGGAAACCAGAAGATTTTGTCCGAATCCAGACAAAAACTGCGAAGGATTCCGAAAAAGCGAAGCGGGATGCTGCGGTTACGAGAGCCAAAGCGGAAGCGATTGCCTTTCAGGATGCCCATCCCGAGTTCATACCGAACGAAGCCAATTCCAACGCTATGATGACGTGGATTACGTCGCATAAGGACGAAAAAGGCCGCTCGCTCGCTATGACGGTGAAGAATTTTGAGCTTGCGTATAAATCTCTCTCGGCTGACGGTTATTTACAGCTTAGAGAGCCAGAACCAGAATCAATTCCAGCACCAAAAGTTGAACCCGAGCCAGCACCCGTACCTCGGACTGAGGAACCTGCGACTCGTACCAGAGGGACCGCCGATTTACCTTCGACCATTAAGCCTACGGATAGCTCCCCGTCCACAAGCATGAGATCGAATAGGCCGTCTGCTGCGGCGATTGCCATGATGACCAGCGCCCAACTCAAAACAGCACTTGAGAAGTGGCCTGATCTTTTGGACAAAAAACGCTGACACCTCAGTTCTAGGGCAGTAATCCATGTCCGGTTACAATCCGGCTTCAACTACCAGCAACGCCCTTCCTCAGTCCACGGTAATCTTCTACGATAAGGAGTTTATCGCCAACCTGAAGCTCTGGACGTTGTTCCTGCGCTGCGCCACGCGGCGTCCGCTCCCGATGAATTCCGGCAATAAGCTGGAACTTTTCATGTACCAGCCCTTTGCCGCCAATACTACCCAGATTTCAGAGGGTACGGTTGGATCGGGTATTACTCCAACAGTTCTCACGAATACCACGACTATCGGTCAGTACGGCGATTATATCTCCTTATCTGACTATGCTTTACAGACGGCAATCGATGACGCTCTCGGCAATCTACGAGAGGAAATCGCCTACCGTGCGGCTCTGTCCATCAACACCGTTCACCGCAACGTGGTTGATACGGGCCCGACCATCGACAGCTCAGTCAACGCTCTCTCCGGGGCTTATAACGTAACGATCACCAAGCAGCAGTTTGTGGCGATGGTGCAATCGTTGCAAGGCCGTGGAGTGATGCCATTTGACGAAGCGGCAGACCGATTCTGCGGTCTGATTCACCCATTCTGCGTTGGTGATGCCCTGAACGACACGACAGCAGGCGGAATCACCGACATTGGGAAGTTTGGAGCTGTGCGCGGCACAAAAGATGCTGACGCACTCTATGAACTTCCGGGTGAAGAGCCTTCGGCCTTGGATGTCAGCGGAACTCGCTGGTACTCCTGCCAGATGGTGACCCAGACGACCAATTACCTTGGTCATGCTGGAGTAACCGCATTCCGCACTTACCTCTTCGGGAAAGACTCCAACTTCGCGATTTCCCTGGGCGCGAAAGAGGGAGCCAAGATCGGGGATGGAGAATGGCGGAATATCTCAACGGAACTAGTGAAATCGCCCGCTACTTCGGCGGCTGATCCGGTCGGCGTAATCGGCGGATGGGCATCGTATAACCTCAAGTATGCCGCGTCACTTGGGCCCGATACCACGTTACGCTTCCGTTACGCGGATTATCCATCTAACGTGAGCTAATACAACAACTTACGGGGTGGCTTAGATGCTGCCCCGTTCTTAACTTTCGACAGGAGATTTCATGTCCGAACCGATGAATGACAAGCAATTGCTTGCAGTGGTTGATACTTCTACACTCTCGAACGAGCAACTCCTTCGCCGGTCTGCGCTGGTCACTATGCGCAAGGCGGAACGCGAAATGGCCTTGGCGGAATATCAGAATCAAAAGTTTGAGGATGACCAAGAAACCAAGCGGATCATGCATGAGGCCAAGATTGAGAATATCAAGGCCATTCAGGACAAGGAAATCCGCGAACGGTCCATGTGCAAACACAAGACCGGGGGAATGGATAAGCCCGGATTCTTCAATGGGGACGGAGAACGATATGGGAGTTCGACGGCGCTTCTGAAGCTGCCCACGGGTGAAGTTTACGCCCTGTGCTTCCGTTGCCAGAAAGAATGGCACGCTCCTTCAAAACGGGCTGTCATCAATGGCCAAATCAGCGCCGCAACCTACTTCAAGCTCCTGAAGGAATACAACGAAGTTCTGGAATGGCCGCGCAAGTCTTTTGCTCCGTGGCAGGGTGAAATTGCCGCTGCCAGTCAGTTCTATATCCCAAAACTCAAAATGCAGGAAGAGAAAGACAATCGGGAATTCGTAGTCTATTGTTCCAAACTCCCAGCCCAAGTATTGAATCTTGCGCAAAACGGCATCGAATCCGTTCAGGAACTCGAAGCTGTCTAGATTTGGACAAGGACACACAATGTCTTCAACTGTTTACGGTCAGGACATAGTAGACGACGCATTACGATTCGGCGACATTCGCCCTGTTCTTTCCTCTGGCGGATCATCTCTTCAGCCTGCTCTGACCATTATGAATCAGGTGATGACCGAGCTTTGCTCGGTTCGGTATAACTGGAAGTGGAACAGCTTCCTTTTGCCCGTTTTCCAGACGATTTCATGGCAGAACGATTATGCCCAATACGGTTTAACCAATCTCGCCTACCTTGAAAACGGGATCATCATCGACATCAACTCTTCCTCGATTCCCAAGCGTAAATTCAAATTGGAAATCGTCAAAGACCTTCAGTCCACAGCAGACTCCTACGGCAGGCCGTTTCAATGCTGCTGGATGAATAACGTGAACATGCTTTATGGAACCTGGGGATCGGGAGCTACAGTTCCAAACGTCAATAACACCGGCCAAACCAACCCCGGCCCGAATGTCGTTTATACCAACCCATTGGGATCGACTACCACGCCATCGAATCCCACAACCCAGATTATCGATCCTAACGGGAATATTCAGGTTGTACAGTGGATTGGAGTTTTACCGGGGGCAACCCTCACCTGCGGGTCAGTCCCGCCTACATGGCCCCCTGCAAGCTCCGCAGCAGGCACTTTAACGACTGACGGCCAAGTCACATGGGTAGTTGTAGACCCGACAGGTCAAGGATTAAGGCTTCAGATGATTCCGGCCCAAGCAGGGAATGTCTGGCAAGTCATTCTCAGGGGCCAAAAGAAGCCAGTTCGGTTTACATCTCTCGGGGTAACCATCGATCCAGTTCCAGACGACTTTTCGAGCTACTTCATGCAAGGGTTCAGGGCTTATTGCTATCAGAGAAGCCCTGAAGCGAAAATCAGGGCGAAATTCGATGTGGAATTCAAGCTCTGGATAGAAAACCTGCAACAGGCCGAAGGTCAGGCTGACAGGGAGCAGGAAAGTTTCGTTTTCTACCCCGCAGACAATTTCACAGGTGGATGCTGGGATATGCCTTGGCCTGGACCAAGTTGGCCTTATGCTCCGCCATATTAGTTTGTTTATTTTCATAAACTTACTTCGGATTGGTGGTACTATTCAATCCGAGGTGATAGATGAAGTCCAGACGGAAACTTACTCCAGAAGAGATTGCCCATCGCCAGAAGGTATTCGCTGAAACAATCGCATTGCGAACTCATTGCAGACGGGGTCATGAATTCAATGAAAAGAACACCAAAATCCGCTATCGCCATGATCGAGGTGCGGTCAGAATTGAGCATCACTGCCGAGTCTGTGAAAGAGAATCAAGACTCAAGCATGGAGTGCGTGAACGAAGACTCAAGCAAAAGAAGGCTTACCATTTCCGAAGGCGCTACGGGATTACCCAATCCGACAAATGGGCTATTCTTGACGCGCAGGGCGGATGTGGAGTCTGCGACTGCAAAGAACCGCAAGGTTTCGGCTCTGGAGACTGGCATGTCGATCACGACCATAGTCGGGGAGATTATAAGCGAGGGCCCGTTCGGGGGATTCTCTGCGCTCGGTGCAATCTACTTTTAGGAATGCTGAATGATGATCTCGAATTTATCCACAAGATCATGAACTATCTCAAAAAATAAATGGCTTCCAACACTCGCACTTTACAACAGAGCGTCGAATGGGCCAGTTTCTTCCTTGGCCGAAGGCCGTTCTATGGTCTGGACCCCGGAAGTACCTTAGAGCCTGCCTTAACCACGGCCAACGTCATTATCCAGACCATGCTGCAACCTCCGTTTAAATGGCGCTGGAACCGAAACAACGCCTCGTTTGTGATGATGTCCACAACTCCGTGGGCACCAAACACGCCTTACGGTTTGGGTTATCGCTTACGAGACACGAATGGCAACATGCAGACCGCGACTGTAGGCGGAATTTCTGGTCCAATTCAACCCGTATGGCCGACAGTGCAAGGCGAAACGGTTGTAGATAACACAATCACTTGGACCACCAGCAATTCAAATGACTATCTTTTGTCAATTCCCGACTTTGGGTTTATCGAGAAAGCGACGATTACCACAACCATGGGGAATTTAACTGGCACAATCAAAGAGATTCCAAACATTGAGACGAACCTGTCGCGTGATTTGGGTGTCGGTCAGCCGAATACTATCGCTCCAGTCTTCGACGACAACGAAGGCAATCTCACGTTCAGGTTCATGCCCGGCATCCCGGATCAGGCGTATTCGGTCAATATCCTGTACCAGAAAGCTCCTGTACTTTTGACTGGCGTTTATGGTGCCGGGGGAACATGGCCGATCCCTGATTCTTACGGTCATGTCTACGACAATGGAGTCCTGTTTTACTTCCTGCTTTATGCAGGGGATTCAAGAGCCTTTGCTATCGGACAAAAATTTGCTTCCAACCTCATTGCACTTTCTGAAGGTTTAGATGAACAGGCCAAGGCTATTTTCTTAGGGGAATGGGAGACGATTCTGACCCAGGCCGCGAGAGGACAGTACAAAATGCAGCTCGCCAATGACGGGAGAACGCGCTAGTGGCTAACCCGTTTCTGGCGGCTGGCGCAAGTCTTGAAAAAGCTCCCCGTTACGCGCCTCTTCACTCAAATGAGTTTTACTCTGGCTATTGTAGTAACCGGAATCCGCTTCGCGATCCCCAGACCCCTTATCTCTACCAGAAGTTTTACTCTGCGACCCGGTATGACGCATTCATTGACGGCCTGAATATCGAGATCAGTCCCAGACTGACACCTGTAAGGCGTTCAGGGAACTCGGTTTATAACTCGCAGGTATTTTCCAACGTCCAGAACTTCTATGATTTCCGGGTCATTAATCCCTATACAACCCCTCCACTTCAGTCTATTCGGGTAATTGTGGACACAGCGACGGCAGTTTATGACGGCACTGGGCCGGGAACGAAGACTCTCCTCTTCACGAAGTCCGCTGGCGCGGGACAGACTTCATTTCAAGCCCTTGGGAACACTCTTTACATGGGAGATGGAGTCGATGTTCTGAAATGGGTGTGGTTTCCGGGTTGGGTAGCGAATAACAGCTACAACATCGGCCAAGTCATCATTGACTCAAATAACAACCTTCAGGAAGTCACGTCATTCACGCCTGCGATCATTATGCAGGGTTTTATTGGTCCATTTATTCTCCGCATCTCCGTGGGCAATTCCGGACAACTGTCTATCAATCAGCAGGGGGGGTGGAGTCCCACTCAATTATCCAGTCTGCCCGGAGAGACAGCTACATTCTCCGGGTTTACCGTAGCTACATTCCTGAATGGACAAAGCATTACAATTGGGAGCGTTTACAACAAAACTTTATTTAGTATCGGCAATAAGTTCCTCACTGCCAATACGGCGTTTGCTCCATTTTCTGGATCAGATGGTACGGGAGCTGTTACCTCAATCCCGGATTCCGGGATGAGCGGAGCTACCGCCCCCATGTGGGCGACGAGCCCCGGAGCAACTACTCCGGATTCTGGAATCACTTGGACTTGCAAGGGACCCTCGGTAGAGCAATGGGGGATTAATCCTCCCGCAGCAGCCCCTTTAGTCGGCAATCAATTGGCCCCAATTCAGGGAGGATGGTCGGCTTCGACCTACTACTGGGCCACAGACCCCTTAGTCATCGACTCAAACACTGGCACCGGACCCTACATCTGGCTTTTGACAACCGCCGGGGAAACGAACAGCAGTCTTCCGAGTGGATTTACTACGGGCAGTCCGGCAGTCGGTTCCACGATCACAGATGGTTCTGGAGGTGGAGCGGCAATCTGGACCAATCAAGGATTAGCTGCACGGCAGACAAATACGGCTTACGCGTTAGGACAGTACATTGCCGTCAATTGGCAGACCGTTCAATACATTCAAATCCCACCTCAAAAGCATCAACTCGGAGAAGGTGGAGGACCGCCGTACTATACGATTACCTACAACAACGAAGGATTCTTCAAGTGTACACAGGCGGGAGTATCGAGCACGGCAGCAACCAGTATCATCCCTTGGACTTCCGGCCCCGGTTCTCAGGTAGTCGATAACGAAGTCATCTGGACGTGTCTTGGGTATCAGATTACTCGTTTGGCCTCGGCAACGACTTCCCCAACTGTAGCGACAACTTATTCAGGATTCAACGATCAGAATTCTACGACCACGGTCACAGCGGGAAACGTAGGCGACTCCCTGAATGTTTCGACCACCAATCAAATTGTTGATTCCAGCGGGAATTTTGAACTAGCTCAGTATCCCGGCGAATCTGGGAGCACACATCCCACATGGCAGGCGGATATTGGAGGAATTACTCAGGGAGATGGATCGGGAGGATTAATCTGGCTCAATACAGGCCCAGCAACAGCCGCTAGCACGGGAGCGTGGATTTACAGTTTTGCCTTCAAGAATTCTGTAACTGGACACATTTCCAGTTCTTCCCCGGCAAGTCCTCCGATCGTCTTAGCTCAAAATTCCTATATAGCCGTTTCAGGCAATGGCGATCCCAACTGGCAAACTGATGGAGTGGATACCATAGAGATTTATCGTTCTACGCAAGGGGCAACGACTCTGTTCTTTCTTCAGGACATTCCTGCTCCCTTAAACGGAGCGCCGTGGTCTTACAACGATTTCAGCCCTGACCCCCCAAGTGCATCTTCGACTCTGAATGAGTTTATTGAAGCGGATACCACGGGAAATAACGCTCCCCCGCCCACGGGATTGATTGCGCTCTCTTACCATCTCAATCGGATATGGGGAGCCGTGACCGAAACGAGCTTTTATTCAGCGGCTCCAAATGCAGGGATTGGAGTCGGAGCAGAGTCTTTTCCGGGTCTTAATTTCTTTGAGATGCCGACGAGTGTGACGGTCCATTGGGCCACGTCTGCGGGAATGTTCTTTTACCTTGTTCGGGGAGTTTATTTATCGAACGGAGTAGACGGAAATGGTAATCCCCTTTCCCCGGTCTCAGTCCCGAATGACGATGTAGGGATTTTGACGCCAAACTGTTTCACGGTGTTTGGGTCAACTCCGGTTTATCTGACGACGGATTCTCAATGTGTGCAAGACACTCCAGGGGTTGGAACTTCAAGAATCGCATTCTTCATCGAGGATAAAATCAGCCAGTTCAACCCTGCCAACGCTTGTTTGACTTGGCATACCCACGGCACGGATCAGGCTCTTTACGTCTGTGACGGTTCGACAGGATGGTATCGAGGAATTTTAACCCCTGCTCCTGAATCTTCAGGGACAACTTGGGCACCGTTTTCAGCCATTGTCGGGGGAGTGCAGTGCATAAAGTCGATTGAAACTCAACCGGGGCTGAAATATCTTTTGCTCGGTGCTGGTCCAAGCGGAGGGCCGATACTTTTCCGCGATGTGACTACGAATTCAGATAATGGATCACTCTACGACGCCTTTGGGACGATTGGCTCTCTGGTTCTAGCCCAATCAGGACAGTGCGCAGAAATTGGGCATATTACGAGTGAATGTCTGGCGATTGGTTCTCGCCCTGCAATCTCCGTTTTGATCGATGAAATTGCAGGCACATTCGAGACCATTCCAAAGAGAATTCCCGATCCCCCGTTCCTCGTGGATTCGCAGTCAATCTTTAGTGATCGCTGGTATTTCTCGGAACTTGACGAACCAGCGTGGTTACACCACATGCAAATGAGATTCGATTGGCCAGCCGAGAATAAGGCGAACGAAATGTTGACGTATACGATCTGGGGTGCAGTTCATCAGGAAGCGGAATAATGCCAATCAAGGATCATCTGGTACCCCCGATAGGAACTCACGATAAATTCCCGAGAGAGGAGCCGAAACCTTATATCCCGGCGATTCCTTCTCCGATTCAGCAAATTGACGCTGGAGGGCCTGACCCGTTTTTGAGGTCGGTGAATACACCGCTAAAGTCTCCATCTCCTGATTCTTTGGAGAACTTCCAGAAGTCAGGGATTCAACATCGCAGGGCAATAGCATTATGAAAGTCAGATTACTTCGAGAGGACGATAGGGAATGGTTGGATTCAGCCGTATCAAGAGATTTCTATCATGCGAGTGCTGGGATTACTGGAGAATTCTGGCTCGATGGAGTAAAGAGAAACCAATCGACCGTCTATGAGGACGAACAGGGTCCGGTCGTAGTCCTAAAAGCTACACCGATTCTTCATATTGACCTGCAATTGTCCGAATCCAGACGAAGGAACGTTTTAGCTTTAGAAGAAGGCATCCCGCCGTTTATGATGCTTGCCAAATCGCAGAAATATTTAGGCATAACAAGCTCCACGAATTCACCTTCCGTCAAGCGATACCTGACCGAACGTTTCAAGTTCTCGACGGCTGAAGAATGCCGTTTCATGTTTTCGAGGGACTAGTGTGAGTGGAGCAACCCAAGCCCAAGAGCAACTTCAGCAATCGCAGATGCAGTTCTATCAAACCCTGACTCAGGAATACGGCACTGTGTTCGGAGAAAATCAGCAGATTCTAGGGGCTTTAACCAAATCCTTTGAGCCGATTCTTCAGGCTGGAATCAATCAGCAAGGCTTCAGTGAAGGAGAGCTTAATACTTTAAATTCCACGGCAGTGACCGGCGGAGGACAGGCTTACCAGCAGGCCAACGCAGCAGTCAATGACAAGCTCGCTTCCGAAGGCGGAGGAAATACGTATATCCCATCTGGGGCGAAGACGCAATTGAATGAGGAATTGGCGACATCGGCGGCTCAGAATATCGGGAATGAGGAGTTGGGAATCGAGGAAAGCAATTATGCTACAGGCCGTCAAAACTACCTTCAGGCGGCTGGAATTCTGGGTGGGGTAGCTGCTCAAGATAATCCCGGAAGTTTCGCCAATGCTGCTACGGGCGCAGGATCGGCGGCGGGCACGACTGCCAATCAAATCGCCCAAGAGAACAACAGTTGGGTGAATGCTGTAATCGGCGGAGTGAGCGGACTTGCGAGTAGCGTAGTCAGCGAGAATCCGGGTGGAGTATTTGGGCCATGAAACGGATTGAAGCTCTGGCTTTGGCAATTTCTCATGCAAACAGGGTTCTGGAACCTGATTCCGAAGCGTTCCAGACTTTGAATCCTGGTTTGCTTCATGCTTACACCGCTGGGGAAGACAAGATCAACGAACAGGGCATAAGAGTATTCGAGACTTTGCAAGGCGGATTACGAGCTTTGATTTCCAATCTCGAAGCGAAATGCGAAGGCCGTACTAGAGCCAATGGGGATCATGGTCATTTATCTCCCAATTCAACTCTCAGGGAACTTTGTATGACATTTCGTGGAGTAAGACCCAGAGTCGCTATCGAATACCTTCAGGACGCCCTTTCCGATAAGGCTATCGGGGAGAAAACCAAGCTCGTGTATTTCGTCGAGGAATCATAATGGCAATAGGACCGGCTACCGCACAGGATCAGCCCGACGTTCAAGCTAGTCCGCAGGATGCTGCTACTCAGCAATTAAGTCAATCTGAACCTTTGCCCCAAGATCAAAGGCCAGTACAAGCTCCTCCGCAGACGCCAGCGGCCCCACCTGAGCATCGGTCTCTCATGGGAGATTTAGCTTCTACGATCTTCCATGTCTTTGCTGGGAATCCAATGGCGACGGTAGATGAAAAGACAGGCGCAGTAAAACCCGCAAATCTGACATCTGCCCAGAAGTTTGAGAACTTGGCTCATGGCTTTATTCGAGGAGCAGCAGCAGGCGCAGCCCAAAGAGGGCCGGGATCGGTAGGGCGTTCTGCTTTAGCAGGAATACAGGCAAACGACGAAGCCAATCAGCAGCAAAGAGAAAATATCCTCAAGCAGTCTGAGAACGTTCGCCAGACAAATGCCGCCGAACAGACGGCCATGCTGCAAAAGGCGTCGCTCCTCAAAAGCCAACAGGACTTGGCAGAAGGTTCTTTGCGGATCAAGATGACCAACGATCAGTTGGCCAAAGTCTATTCGGACAATGCGAATGAATTAAGCGCCGCCGAACAGACTCCGGGAGCCGAAGTTGTAGGAACGTTCAAGTCGCCCGATGAATTGTCCAAATTCCTGAACGAGCATCCCGACACTCCTGGGCTGGCAAAGGACTTTGCCCAACACAAGATCATTACTTCTCCCTTGCCGGATGGAAGTGGATTCAAGGCAATCAGGGTACCTGTAGACTTCGTAAATCAGAAAACCAGTGAGCCATTCACGCTAACCCAAGTCACACCAGTACAGGAAAACGGGAAGATCACTTATTCGACTACGACTCATACGATCCCCGCAGGGACTGTGACTGAAGGGCAGAAAATTACCATGCTCGGCGGGGCCACAAAAGATGCAATGGATTTTCAGGAACATGAAGACAAGCGAGCAGAAACTGCCTCAAAGATCAAAGAACAGACTTCTGAAGCTGCCAAGAATTACGCCGAAGCACATAAGGCCGTAGCTGAAACAGGCGTCAAGGGCGACGACGAGATGATTAATACGGGCAGAAACCCTTTCAATCATCAACAGTTAACCCTTCAGAACGCTCCCGATACGATGATGGTAGATGAGCAAGGCCAGCCGATTCCCTTCAAAATGCTGAATGCCATGAAGCCCTCGGCGGCAGAAGTGAATCGAGCCCAATTCTCAGACAGTGTTCTGAGGCTCTTGGACAGCGTGGATAAATTGCAGGAATCGGGCAAGCTGCCGAATGGACCGATTACTGGACTCACTAAGGGAATGCTGGCCAAAGCTGGATTAGGAGACGAAGACGCCCAAAAAGCTATCAACGATATTTCCCTGATTCAATCAGCGGCTACGGGTGCTCACGTTGCCGGAAGGTTCTCAGTTCCAGTTCTGGACAAAATGAAGGGGCTCATCAGCCTCAACATGAATGATAGTCAGTTCAAGGGTGCGGAAGAATCAATTCGCAGTGTCATGGATGGATATTCCAAGGCCGGAGGGCGGCATACGGTAGCTCAGTGGAAACAAGACCATGCCGTTTATGCGGGGGATAAGGTAATTGGCTATGCTACGGCTGACGGGAAAGGCATGATTCCGGTCCAGCAATGACCACTCCCGTAGTTCCGATTCCCGAAGGCGCAACCGTTGGTGCTCCCGCTTCAGCGCCCGAATCTCAACCGAATCCTGCTCCGCAGACAAATGTTGTACCGATCCCAGAAGGTGCTACGGGACCGGGAGTTTTACATGCCAAAACTCTCAATCCTCAGCCTAAAACTTCGAGTCAGCCGCCCGAGGGAAGTAACGTTGAAGAGTTCATTACTCAACTTCCAGTCGATATAGCTCAAGACTTAGCTGGAGCCGGGAAAGGAATATTCAAATTCGCCAGAGACTTCTTTTCCGATAAGGAAAACGGTGATTACGACTCGGACAGCCCGATTGGCAAAATGCTTGATTCGGTCTGGAATTCGAGTGTTCAGGCTAAGAATCGAATGATTCAATCGGCCAAGGCTGGAGACTGGTTAGGCGTAGGCCAACATGCCGCCGGAGTCTTGCCAATTGCCAATAACGTCGATGCCGCCATGACAAATTACCAGAAAGACCCAACTCATGAGAATCTGGCCCACGTTATAACGTCTGCCATCCCTGCATTCGTTCCTTCGATGATTCGTAAAGTGGGTGGACCCGCTGAAGCGGTCGAAGGTACAGAGGCCGCCGAAGGGGCTGAAGAAGGTGCCTCCGCAACTCCTAAGCCTGGTTTGGTTAAGAAAGTCCTCAAAGGCAAATCCGTAGAGCAGGAACCAGCCCAGACTGCCTTGAAGAATGCGGCTGGAACCGATGAAGAAAGTCTGCAAGAGACTTTGACCAAACCTATCGCGGAGAATCAAGCCAAGGCCGATTCTCTCTATGACGAAATGGACAAGACTGGCGTAGACGTAAAGAACCTCACCCAAAAGCTCAGAAACACAGAACGCAAGCTGACTCAACTGACCGATACGCCCGAAGATCAGGCGCTTGAAACCAAACTCATCAATTCCCGTGAAGGGTTAATCCAGAAAATCAAAGATTCCGGTGTTTCAGAAGATCAGATCAACGAGGCCGATACCCAATTCCAAAAGACCAAAGCTCTCAGTGATATTCGGTCGCGCATCTTCAAAAATCCCTCAGTCGTAGAGGGTGATGTGGCTCATGGAACACCTGAAACAGTGAATGTCGATTCCACAATCAAAGCCCTGAAAAAGCTCCAGAATACGAAGTATGGCGACCGCGTAGAACAAGCCTTCGGGAAAGAAGGGGCTAATCAGCTATTCGATAAGCTCTACGAAGCTCAAAGAATGGGCGCTCACGCCCTCAAGGTTCAGAATGTAGCAAAATGGATTGGCAAAATTGTTGGTGCCGGGACGGTTTTGGCTGGCACGGAGAAAGTATTAGGAGCCGTCAAATCCAATGAATGACAAGGATCGTTATGAGCAATACCGCAAGGAAGCTCTAGCCAGAGGTGCAATCGAAGTTGGGAATGACATTCCCAGTCAAGGCTTCGATGATGAACCGATGTTTGCCGACCTCGATCCGGAACTCGAAAAACAGGTCGCGGAGGCGGAAGACCGGGCTCACAATGCGAAGCCTTCACAAGCTCTTCAGGAATGCGTGGAAGCGGCTAAATCAGAGAACATTGACGCCAGCCGTAAATATCGTTTCCTTCATCAGTCTGACTATGACGAAAAGGCGTGGGACAAAGGGAAAGTCATGTGGATTGGCAAATTCCTGTGCGAACTCCAGAAGATCAGACCTGATGCCTTCCTGGCAGAGACGAGCTATATGGGACTTAGGGGTTTGGGATTCATGCAAGATGGCAAGCCAGTTTATAGCGGAACATCCGTTCAAAATGGGAATGCCCCGGAGTGGGAACTGCTACGGGTCGATCAACATGGAATGCCCAAGAATTCCAAGTATCGAGGCTGGAGAACGGTTCTATTAGCCTGTATCAAGGGCGGATTCATCACCGAAGAGCAATGTAGTGAAGTTTTTGGTAAACCCATCGGAGATCGCTCCAGACCTTGGTACAGGGAGCTTTTCATTATCCGCAATAACCGTTGTCCGGAATGCGAAAAGCGGGTTTGTATCTGTTCTGACCATTGGGATTATCTACGCTCTGACAATCACGCCTACGAGGTGCCGCCAGACGTTCAGGCGGGCCGTAGGCAGATAGTTGAGCCTGAACCCTCACGAATCTATGTTCCGTAGCCGCGAATCGCTCTGGAGCCAAATCTGACCGTAAAAGACCTTGTGGTCACGGAGCTAGCCCTTTTCTCTTGGCGGGAAGGCAATCGTTTAATTCCCGGAACCTGTCGTAATGCTTGGCTGGGAATTGCCCATGTCCTCAATAACAGACTGAAAGCTGGTTGGTGGGAATCAGACTGGCTAAAGATCATCTGGGAAGCCCCAAAGCATTCCTGTAGTCCAGTTCTGGACATGGATTTTAGAACCTTACCCGATCATTGGAGTCGAGATTTCAGAGCACATTATGAAGCCTGTGAACAGATTTATGACGGGCGCTTGACAGACGAGATTACAATTGCCCCTGACATCTCAGATTACATTACGGAAACAGGTTCCCGAAGAATGGGCGTGTATTACTGCGTCCTTGGTAAAGTTACCAATCCCTGGTTCAAAGACAAGATTCTGGATCATCCCGAGGATCATCCGCGCACTGCCGAAATCTCTGGTGGAGAAGGCAACCTGATCTTCTTCGGATGATTATGAAAAAACTCTGGCTTCTGTTTCTTGTAAGCCTTTGCTCCGCCCAGAACATCACTCAACCGCCTCCGACTCCTCAACAGAGGACGGTTTCTATTCCTGCATTCGTTCCTCAGTATCTTCCGCCTTATCCTGCATTGGCTGGCTTAAAAGTCTATGTGAGTGGCGGAAATATCGTAGCGAATGGGACTCCAATCTACATTCCTTCGCAATATGTTTATCTTCAGCCGAACACGACTTCTTACGTTTATGTGGACATGACGAATGCGGTCATTGCTCAAAGTTCTTCTGGTTTTCCGACAACCGCTTATCCCGTTTGTACTTGCACAACCAACGGCACCATGATTACGGGATTGACGGATTCAAGGCCAGATGTGTTCGGCGGAGGAAGCGGAGGAGGAGCATCCAGCACTCTTTGGAACAATCTTTTGCAGCCTCAGGGTAATTTGAGTCTGGCAATGGGAACAAATACGACCTCGTTTACCTCTGGAGACTTTGGTACCGGTCCCTCTCCTGCTTTCTGGTCAATTCTAGACAGTTCAGTTTCCACGACGGATACAACAACCAATTTCAGCGTAGGCACTGGAAATAACAGTTACCACCAACCTTTCTCCGTCGCCCTGACCACGGGAGGTACGACCTTCCCACAGTTCCAGGTATGCAACACGGGAGGTACCTCCCACGTCGGCATCAGCGTCTTCGGGAACGTCATCACCTGTCCCAACCTGTCGATTACTCCATACTCCAAGGTATGGATTCTGGATGGCTCGAATCACACGAGTCTGACCCTTTACAACAACAACGCCTCCCTCGTGAATCCCATGATGCGGTTCAACTCAGTCGCGACCGGCACGGGATTCAACTTCTGGCAGGCTTGCCCCGGAGCCCCGGCGGGAGTAGACGGCTCCTGCCCCTCCGCGAACATCGTCGCTTACCTGCGCGGGGACGGACTCTTCAGCGCGGCGAATTATATCGGCCCGCTCAATGGAGTGACGTTCAGCGTCCCTCCGGCTTCGGCGACCGGCTACGTCTGCACCCTCGTCAGCCAGACAGGGTGTACGTGGCAGCCGCAATCCGGCAGCGGTGGCGGGGGCACGGGCGCACAATACCAGACCGGGTACTATTCCGCGAGCAACGTCCTTGGAGCGTTCGGCCCCGGCAAGATCGGCCAAGTGGCGACCTCGGCTGGCCCTGCCGCGCCTCCTGCTTACTTGTCCGCAGGCGTTGGCGGCTCGACCGTCTCAACCGTTGGCCCCTACCTTATTCAATGCGATTCCTCGACGACGACGCTTGATCGTCTGACCACCATACTATTCACATATTCAGGCACCGCCAGTGCGACCGTTCCCGATCCGACCGACACGGGCTGCGGCTCAAACTTCACCTTTGCAGTGCTCGTCGCAACCGGGACAACGCTCACCGTAAATCGCGAGGCAGCGGGCACATTCACCACTATCAATGGGTCAACGTATTCCTCTGGCTTGACTACGTTCTCACTCTCCGCCGGGCAATACGCAACCTTCAATGCGGTCAGCAGTACTGTGTACATCGTTCGCATCGTGACCGGCATCGGCACCAACCTCCTCGTCACGGGCATCCTCGACGGGAAGGCTCCGGTAGCGATCAGCACCGGCACCTCGGTCACTCTCGGCGGCACC